TTGGAGTTGGTCTTACACAATTTATTTTAAGTGGTATAGGATCTGTTACAACTTCCGATATATTAAAAGTGAATGATGAATTTATGATTGTGACTGAAGTTGGTTTTTCAAGCACTCCAACAGGCACAATTAACGATGCAGTAGATGTTGCAGCAGGTATTGCAACATTACCTTCAGTTAAAGTAAGAAGAGGTCAACTAGGAATTCCAGCAACAACGCATACTGCTGGTGTAGAAGCTAGGTTACATAGAGGATCAATCAATATTGTTGATAGCACCTTACACTTTACAGATCCTCCAAAAGGAAATACTAGATCAAGAAGAGATGATACAAATTTACCTTTTGTTAAAGCTGATTTTAGTGGAAGAACTTTCTTAAGAAGTGATTATACAACTAATATGTTATTTGATGATATATCAGATGACTTTACAGGAATAGGAAAAACATACAGTCTTAAAGTTGGTGGAGCAAATACCTCATCAGGCATAGGAGTTGGTAACGGAGTTCTCTTCATAAATGGAGTATTCCAAACACCAAAAACTTTAAACAATGCAGGTAATAATTATGAATTTATAGCAGATACAACAGCAGGTATATCAACCGTTGAGTTTACTGGTATAACATCAACTAATGGTGACTTTATAGTCTCAGAGTCTGATATAAATCAAAACCAAGTTCCAAGAGGTGGAATAATAGTTTCTCTAGGATCAACCTCTGGTCTTGGATATGCACCATTACACGGAGCAAAAGTTAGAGCATTTAAAAATAACGCTGGTGGATTAACAAGCATTGTTGGTATTGGTACATCATCAGGATTTAATCTAGGTATTCAAACTGCTGCTTATGATAACATCACAGGTATTATTACAGTAACCACTAACACTGTTCACGGTTTCGGACTTGAAAGACCAAACACAGTCAAACTCAAAGGATTAGAGTTTAGATGCCCTAAGACGGTTGTTGGACAACCTACAAATGCTACTTATGATGGTGTGACTGGTATCTCTACAATAACAATTGCAAATCACGGATTGGTAAACGGTGATGCAGTGGTTCTTGATACAGGTTCAATATGCTTTACTTGCACTAAAGATAGTAATAATTCAACTCATTGTTATCCTCGTGCTACTGATCCTGCTGCAGGTCAATATCTAACAGTTAGTAACGTTACTACAAATACCTTTAGAGTAAATGTTGGTGCTTCCAATCCTGGCGATGTATATGAGCATACCTTTGTTTCAGCAACTGCTACTGCAGTTAAAACAATTGGTGGTGGTGGATATGTAGGAGTTACAACAACAATCTTCCAAGATCACGAAAGACCATTGTTTGTTGTGGGTATCGTTTCTGAAAGAACATTTGAAGTTCAAGCAGGTGCGAGTACTATTCCACATACTTATCAAGGTGGTGGTCACGCATATGAATTCTATAATGATCTCTCATTTGGATCTGGATATCGTGGTGGTTCTGTTGCGATTGGTGTAACTGATCAGGCATATGAGCATAGATTTGTAAGTTCTGGCATTGGATCAATCAAGAAAACAGCATTCTCAGGAGCATCAAGTCAAGGATTTACTGCAACTGACGCACAATATATTTCACATACTGGTAATTTGATACTTACCATACCTAATCATACGTTTACTACAAGTGATACAGTTGGTATTGACACTGGTGGATTAGTATTCAAATGTTCTAAAGATGATTTCTTCTCAAATCATCCCTATCCTCGTGAAGTATCTAAGACTAAAGGAGTAGCATCTGATGGTGTAGGTGGTAAAGATCCATTTGCTGGTATACAGACTAGTGTAGATGCAACTACAACCAATACGATAACATTCTTTGTTGGACAAGGAGGTGGTGGTGGAACTGGTGCAGAAATTTCTGCTGTAGTAGGTGTTGGAGGTTCACTCGCATTTACAATCGATAATCCTGGTTCAGGATACGTAAATCCAGAAATAATAATTCCAGAACCAAATTATGATAATCTACCTGTGGTTGGTGTATCAAGGTTAGGTATCGGATTAACAACAGATACTGGATCTAATTTACTTATTGACGTTGAAGTAGGAGCATCTAAAACAACTGTTGGTATTGGTTCAACCACATTTGAAATATCTAATTTCAAAGTAGCAAGACCAGGACATTCATTCAAAATTGGTGATAAATTTAAACCTGTTGGATTAGTAACTGCTGCACATTTAACAAAACCAATCAATGAATTTGAACTTGAAGTAGTACAAATATTTAATGACAAGTTTTCTGCTTGGCAGTTTGGTGAAATAGACTTTATTGATGATATTAAAAATTTACAGGATGGTTCTAGGGTCAGATTCCCATTATTCTTTAATGGACAATTAATTAGTTTTGAGAAAGATGCTACAAATTCACAATCTGCACTAATTGATCTAGATGCTGTTTTATTGATATTTGTCAACGGAGTTCTTCAAAAACCAGGACAATCATACACATTTGAGGGTGGAACTACATTTACATTTGAAGAAGCACCTACAGGTGAAACATCACCAGGTGCGAATGATCATGATAAAGTTGACATATTCTTCTATAAAGGTCAAGATGGAGTAGATGTTGATATTGTTGACATTCAAGAAACAATTAAAATTGGTGATGAATTAAAGATTTCAAAAAGTCCCATAGGCATTACTACATCTCAGACAGGTGAAAGAGTTGTTAAAGAGATATTAGGTGCAGATTTAGTTGAGACGAATATCTACACTGGAATAGGTGTCGATGAAGTTAATGAAAAACCAGTTAGATGGACTAAACAAAAAGTTGATTTAATTGTAAATGGTCAAGTAATTGATAAATCTAGACCATCAATTGAACCACAAATTTACCCAACTGCAAAAATAATCGGAGACCTATCAATAGTTTCTGGAACAAATAGTGCAAATAGTATATTTGTTGACGAGGTTGAGTCATTTATTTACGAAGATGATGTTTATGGTTTATCATCATTTGAAGTTGATGCTCTAATCACATCAGGAAAAATTAATGTTGGAGCTTCAGCGACTGCAGTTGTTTCCGCTGCTGGAACTATATCAATTGATATAACAAATGCTGGTTCTGGATACTTATCAGCACCAAGCATTTCAATTCGTCCGCCAATTGGTTCTGGAACTACAACTGGTATAGGATCTACAGCGTTTGCAACAACTACTATAACAAATGGTGCAGTAACTGATACAACATTGACCGCTGTTGGATTTGGTTATACTCACTCTAATCCACCAGAGGTTCTTATAGAATTACCTCAATTCCAGACTGATAAAGTAACATCATTAGCAAATGTAGAAGGATTTACTGGTATTATAACAGGTATTGCACCAACAACTAATGGTAGTCAACCAGCGATTAAATTCTTCTTTAGAGCAACAAAAAATGCATCAAGTCTTCTCGTTGGATATCCAGTCTTTATACGGGATACATCAGTTGGTCATGGGGTTACATCAGTTGGTGGTCATAATTCATCTATAGTTGGTATTGGAACAACCTTCTTAGATAATGTTTATCAGGTAGCATCAATTACAAATATTGATAAGGATGGTGAAATTATTTGTAATGTTGAAAATGGATCTAATCTTGCTGGTATTACAACTGAGGGTTTCCATTATCCTGCTGGAATAACAACTTCTATATCAATGGGTCGATTAAGTTGGGGTAGATTATATAATGGAGAGCGTTCAAGTAATCCTATCTCAATAGGTGTTACTGGATTAACTGTAAATACTGGATTAACAACATTCCCAACTATTCAAAGAAAAAATTATGATCCAACATCACATAGGGGTCTTAGATCCACTGGTGCGATTAGAGTATTTGGACTTTGATTAAATAACCACTATAAATAAAAAGAAAAGTAAAATTTTAAGATGTCGGCAATTGTTACTGACCAATTTAGAATTCTGAACGCAAATAATTTTGTTGAATCAGTAGAAAATACAAATAATTCATACTATGTTTTTGTAGGATTAGCAAATCCTACAGGATCAGATACTGTTGTGGGTTATGGAAGATCAGGAAATTGGAACTCAAATACCCCTGCACCAATAGATAGTTTTTCATACAGAGCACATTCTGGTGACACGATGATGTTCGGTAAGAAAGTATCATCAGCAAACATAAGAAGGATAATAAGAAGAGTTGACTGGATATCTGGAAATAGATATGAAATATACAGAGATGATTATAGTGCTACCAATCAAAGTCCTTTAACTAAAGCAAACAGGTTATATGATGCGAACTACTACGTACTTAATTCCGACTTCAAGGTTTACGTTTGTATTGATAATGGATCAAGTGGAACTAACCGTCTTGGAAACGTGTCACAAGATGAACCAACCTTCACAGACTTGGAACCATCAAAAGCGGGGAATAGTGGAGATGGATATGTTTGGAAGTATCTTTTCACTGTTTCACCTAGTGATATTATTAAATTTGACTCAACTGAGTTCATTACTGTCCCGAACAATTGGTCTTCTTCCACTGATGCTCAAATAAGAGCAGTGCGTGAGAATGGAGACTCATCAGTAAATGAAAATCAAATCAAACACGTTTACATTGAAAATGGTGGTAGTAATTATGCATCTGGAAATGGTCAAGAGGTAGATATTATAGGTGATGGTTCAGGTGCAAAGGCAAGGATTGATGTAGATACTGCAGGAACAATTACTAATGTGACTGTGAGTGCTGGAGGAAAGGGATATAGTTATGCACTTGTTGACTTAGGTACTCTTAATAGTAATGTTGCAACTAATCAAAGAGCAAAATTAATTCCAATAATTCCACCTAAATTAGGACACGGTAGTGATGTATACACTGAGTTAGGCACTGATAGAGTTATTGTTTATGCTAGATTTGATGATTCTACAAAAGATTTTCCTATTGATACAAAATTTGCACAGGTAGGAATCGTAAAAAATCCAACAAAAGTAGGCACAGCATTAACTTATACTGATAATAATTTTTCATCTTTACAAGCAGTAAAATTTAGCACGGTGACTGGATCTTCACCAAAAATTGGTGAAGAAATAAAGCAAACTCTCACTGTCACTCCGCTTAATGGAAAAGTTGCAACTGGTTTTGTAGCATCGTATGATCTTGAAACTAAAGTTTTAAAATATTTTAAAGATAGGTCTTTAAATTTTAACAGAACTACATTAGATCAGACTGATTATTCAGGAATTTCTACATCTGGTAGAGTATATGGTTTTGAAAACGCAATCACTTCAAATAATATAGTAGGAACTGCATCATCTTTCTCTGGAGCAGTCGATATAACCTTTTCCGATGCTACTTTGAATCCAAATGGAAATAAAGTTATTAATTTAGGTACAACGTTTACACAAGGGTTATCTGATAGTGAGATAAATAAAGGGTCTGGTGAAATAATCTATCTAGATAATAGACCTATTATAAACAGAAACCCTCGTCAAAAAGAAGACATAAAAATCATACTGGAATTTTAACCAATGTCACAGAAGACTAACTTAAATATATCACCTTATTATGATGATTTTAATAAGGATAAAAACTTTTACAAGGTTCTATTCAAACCTGGATTTCCTGTACAGGCAAGAGAATTAACTGGTTTACAGTCTATTTTACAAAATCAAGTTGAATCATTTGGAAAACATATATTTAAAGAAGGTTCAATGGTCATACCTGGTGGTATTGAATATGATCCAACTTATTTCTCGGCAAAAGTTAATGCAACTCATTTAGGAGTCGATGTCTCTATCTACTTAAGTAATATAATAGCTAATAATAATGGAAAGGGAACAAGAGTTAGAGGTCAAAGTTCAGGTATAGTTGCAACTATTAAAAACTTTATTTTACCTCCAGAGGAAGGTGTAGATGATATAACAATTTTTATTAAGTATAATCAATCTGGAACAAGTGGAGAGGGTACCGCATTCCCAGATGGTGAAATATTAATTCTTGAAGACAATGTAACTTATGGTAACACAACTTTAAATATTGAAGAAACTGTATTAACCCTTGTATCTGAAGATGCAACTGCTACAGGATCTGCATTCGGTGTTAACAAAGGTGTTTACTTTATGCGTGGTGCTTTTGTTGATGTGCCAACTTCTCAAATAATTTTAGATCCTTACTCAAATACTCCATCTTATAGAATTGGATTTGAGGTATTAGAAGAAATTGTTAATGCAAATGATGACTCTTCATTATATGATAACGCAAAAGGATTTACAAACTTTGCAGCACCAGGTGCGGATAGATTTAAAATTACAGTAAAACTTACTAAAAAAGATTTACAAGATTATCAGGATACTAATTTTGTAGAATTATTCAGAATAAATGAGGGTCAAACTAAAAAATTACAAGATTCTACTGTATATTCTGAAATAAAAAAATATTTTGCAACAAGAACATTCGATGAATCAGGTAATTACGCAGTTGAACCATTTCGTGTAACAACACAAGATTCATTAAATGACGAAATTGGGTCAGGTGGATTATATACAGAAAATCAAGTAACGGATAAGGGAAATGTGCCAAGTGATGATTTGATGTGTGTGAAATTGTCACCAGGTAAAGCATATGTTAGAGGTTTTGATGTGTCTTTACCAGGCACAACTGTGATAGATGTTGAAAAACCAAGATCTACAAAAACAATAAAGAATGCGTCTATTCCATTCTCAATGGGTAGTTTAATTAAAGTAAATAATGTTACTGGTGCACCCAAGATTAGTCTAGGTGGAGATGAAACAAATGTTGTTCAATTAAGAAATCAAAGAGTTGGTACTAATAAGTCATCAGCACAAGGATTACAAGTTGGAGAAGCAAGAGTTTATTCCTTTGG